CGATAGCAAGTATACTAACTTGACTATTCAAGAAGCATTTACGAATGTTTTAAGAGCGAAGACGGAGTATACGAGTAGCCAATTAGTAGATCAAGAATTGATTATACCGGAGTCAAATATGACTGTGCATTTAGAATCAGTTACAGCGGAGATGCTTATAACCAATGGAGATAAAGCATCAGAGATCACGATATTTGATCTCGTTCCGCAATACGACTTGGGACCAACGACATACTCAAGTGAGGGATATGCCGAAGGGTATATGTCTCCACTTTGGTGTTGGAGTGCAGGTCTTCTTAGCGAAAGTATAGAGTTGAGAGACAGTCTTAGTTGGTCCAATATTGGAGCGAAACCTAGTGACTCAGTAACGTTTAGCAGAAGCTGGACTACGGTCAAGAAGACACGAATAACGATGGCTTCTAATTCGACGCATAAGCACAATTTAATGGTTGGTATTAATAAATCAATACCATACCAAAAGATGGCGCAAGCATCATCAGATGGAGGCTCATACGGAGGCTTCTGCCCAACTGTACTAGTTGTTACTAGAGGTTTACCAACCTCAACTGCATTAGCTGATACAAGCCAAATGAACATTTCATGTAATTTGGAATTACGTTGTAGCAGTAACTTAAATCAATCGCCTCAAGCTATTGTTTACAACAATACATACTAGATAATGAAAAATTATGCATATTGTTTAACTATAAACAACCCCACGGAAAGTGATTTTCTTTTAAGTGCGGACAAAGGAGCTGAAGACCAGCTTGCCCTTGTTTGGGATACCAAAACAGGGGATCAATCGTACAGTAAAAAGCACGCGCATGAGCGCTATTCCGCTTTAAAAAACTACGGGATTGATTATCTGTTAATAGGAACAGAATACGGAAGGAAAGGTACGAAACATTTCCAGATGGTAGTTGTTTTCAATGTGCAGAAAACTCTGGGTCAGGTCAAAAAGATCTGGCCTCGAGCACACATTGAATACATGAAAGGAACTCTGAAAGAGGCCAGTGATTACGTAGTAAAGAATAAGGATAAGCCTAATCCGAAATATAAACGAGTTTATATCGGTAAAATAGAAGACATAGAACGAAGAGTGAAGATGGATAAAGAATACAGAAAAGTTATAGAAGATAGCCAAGGCGCTATCACAGACTTAGCTAATCGTACAGCTAAGATAGAACAAACCATGGATGAAATCCTGGGCCTGTTAAAAGAGCAGCGTACTTCGATTTAAATAACGAAGGTGTAATTCAAGTAAGAATTTCGGACAATCAATTACAATGGTTGTCGCTAGCAATAGCAGCAAATTTACAGAAAGTCAGAGACGAACAGAACGTAGGTTTAGAAAAGCTACGTACCGATGATATACCAGGTAACTGGGATATGTCTTGACAATAGAAAAAAATCTATTATAATAGATGTTAATCTCATCAATGGGGGGTATGGGGGGATAGCGTGTAGAGTGCGGTTAGTATTACCCGGGACTCTACACGCTACCCCCCCATGTAGATTAATTATCGCATATAATAATATGGCTAAAAAAGGTTCAATGAACATTAAAGGAGGATTCCGTAAGCCCGTAGTGGCTAGAAAGCTTACAAGTATGGTAAGAAGATTACCTAGAACATCAACGATGTTAAAATCGGTTCTGAAAGAAGCTAAAAAAGAGGTGACGATCGCAGGAGGTATGGCGCTTTTGGACAAAATGGCAAAAGAGCATAAACAGCCGATAGGATCGAACGGTTTACGAGTAGGACCTACGAAGGAGAAAGAGTATCAAGAGCAAAGAATCGATACGAGAGCTGTAGGCGCTGGTACATATAGCAGTTGTTACTATATGTATAGACCAAAGACGACTTTAAAAAGTCCTCGTCAAACGTACAGATATAAGACATCTGTACAAACTTCAGTTGAAAGTGCCGCTAACTCTCAAACTGCGAGAGATATTTCCGTGTTACACGCACGCCCGGTTAAAAATAACCCAAATACCGATAGCAAGTATACTAACTTGACTATTCAAGAAGCATTTACGAATGTTTTAAGAGCGAAGACGGAGTATACGAGTAGCCAATTAGTAGATCAAGAATTGATTATAC